AACGCGGGCTAAACATTTACCAATGGCATTAGGTAGGTTTAATAAAACTAAGTTGTTACGATCTGGAACATAGATTAAATCTTGGTCCTTATCGTGGTAGCGAATCATTGTGATATAAGGAGAGCTACTTGCATAGTTCCTGTTTGTAATAATTTGATTATAGAACTCTGGATACTGCATTGCTAGAGTCTCTGCATCGGTATTCATTACTTGAGTAATTGAGATACAGCGACCAAAGCGGTCCATCTCTGGATAGACACCAAAAGGATTTAGTAAGCGGATTCTAGGATTGTTTGTTTCATAATCCATCTCTACCATTGCTGGTAGTAAGCCGTAGGTGTTAAACCAGTCAGCGCCCTGATACATCTGAATCTGTAACTCTGAGCCTGATACAAAGTAGTTTGCGATACGAGTTCTAGTATCTGCTGCCTTGCGTGCAGAGTCAGAAACCATATTGGTAGCAGCGCAATTAAAGGATGGCAGTGGTGCCATTACCTCTGCTAGGTCGCGTGCGGCTACATCTACAAAGTTAGCAACCAGAGGCTTTGGGTATTCCTCAGAGAACATAGCAGGATAGACCTTGCTTATATCTCCTTGGCGCACAGATAGCACGTCACGCATACGCTGATCACGCGCTGAGTACTTAGTCTGTAACCGTGATACCTTAGCAATAACCTCTTTGGTTGTAAGCATTTTTCCTTACTTCTTCTTTTTCTTCTTGCTTTTACCTCTACCAGTTAAGGAGCCGTAGGGGTACTTGTCGTAGTCTGCTCCAAAAACGGTTCCTTTTTCATAATTATAACCACCGATTGGCTGATTCCAGTCTTCTTTTAATCTGTTTAATAAAGTATTTTTATATTTAGGTTCTTTTTTAGGTTTAGCTTTTGCTGGTTTTGTTGTTTTACCTGTACTAACCATACTACCCTTTATAGTAGCCATTTTAGGCTTTACTGATTTTATTGTTTTACTCTTACCTGAAATTTGTTTTGCTGTTTTGCTTTTTGTTTTTGATAACATTATCTAGGGCCTTTCTTTGGCTTTGTTCGTACACTTGGCCTTGCTGGCATCTTTGATATCGGCAATGGCATTGGCTTCCTAGTGATTGGCTTCTTAGGCTTTGGCGTTGGTTTAGGTTTAGGCTTAGGCTTAATCTTTGTAGGCTGCTTGGTAGCAGTAGGCTTGGTGTATCCCATACCAGGTAGAATCACATCGTAATCTGGTGGAACAGAACCTCTTTTATTTTTAGAAGGAATCTTCCTCTTAGTGCCGTAATGATTTGGCATTACTTCTTGCCACCTTGTTTACGCTTTGTTTCGGTTACGTATCTTGTATCCTGTACGTAACCAGATTTAGGAATTTTAACAGATTTAATTTTAGCGGATTTTGTTCCGCTCTTGCCCTTAGTTGCTGCTGTATAAACTTCTCCAACTTGCTTTGCAAGGTTTCTTCCTGCTCTTGATTTTAATTCTTTTTTATCAAAAACGTAATCAACTTTTTTGCCACGTTTCATTACGTCCATTTTGTTTGCTACGACATTTTTGTCTACCACTGAACGACCTAAAGTTGAGACTGCTGTTGCGATATCGCGTGCTTCACGCGCTGTAACGCCAAAGCGCTTTGCCACTTTCTCAAGTGGATTCATTTTCTTTTTTGCCATTTGTATTTCTCCCTAGATGAATTGACGTTGTTGTTCTGCTAACAGCTCGTCTATGTTTATGACTAGACGCTTGCCTCGCTCGTGACGAGACAAAAATGGATTCTTCATATGGTGTGTGGTATGTATTCCGTTATTAAGCCATTCTCTGGCTTTAATCTCACAGAACCATAGAGCCATCACCATATCGGTCTTACCCTTAGTAGTGGGTGACCAGGTAATAAGTTGTTCTATTAAAGCCTTGACATTCTCGGTCTGATCTGATGGGAGATGAATAATGTTATCTCTGTGGTGCTTACCATCGGCTTGCTTAGTTCCAAACAGGGTTGACATAGAAGCTACACCAAAGCCTGCATCCCATTTGTTATTACCAGTATGGTGTTCTCTAAGGACTGTTCCCTTAGATGCTAGGAACTGTCTGATACCTTCATCCTGAGTTAGGAAGGACTGGAAAGCGTTACGCTCTACAACCCACTCAGCAGGAGCATAGACGTTGGTCCAATCAATAATCAACTGTCTAATCTGAGCAGGTGTTGGTCTAGTAATTTTGATAGCATCTACAATGTAGCGCTTATGAGTAACACGATCTACGCCGTAGCAGATAGCGGCAGTATCACCAACCATTGCAGGGTCTAGTCCACATACAAAAGAAAAACCAGTTAAATCTTTAGGATGGCCTGGGGCTCCCATCTGGAGCCTACCTGCCTTACGCATACCATCAATAGAGCCCTTTACACATACTGGGTCAAAGGTGGCATCATCTGAAACATCTTGCTGCTGATAAACTAAAGCCCAAGTCTGAGCATCCATAGCTTGACGTTCTGCATAGAGATGCTTACCGTTCCATCTAGGATATAAACCCTCTTCAGTCTTATCAGAGTCTTTCTGCCCATCAAAGGGTTGGTCTGAGTTAGGCCAGAGAGTTACCCACTTGGTGGGGTCCTCATTGGTTTCAAGTAATGCTGGCATAGCCAGATATGTCCAAGGGACCAGACCACCAGGGTATCTATCAGGAGAGCGTAGTTCTTTGTATAAGTCTACAGAGGCAACGCGGGTTCCGATAACAATTAACTTACCAGTAGGGTTAAGACGTGATCTAACATCTTGGGTAAGCCATCTAATCTGCTTTTCAAATTCATTTGCATTCTTTAAGGTAACAGCATCATCAACAATAATCATATCGGCACGTTTACCGTATATCTGACCGCCAATACCTACAGCTTCTAGGTTTGGGTCCTTCTCAGATGATTCTCTGAGCTCATCACCGAAGGTGACTCTAGTAGTAGTCCAGGTAGCAGACTTAGAGTTAAAGCCGACACCAGCAGCATAGGCTTGCTGTAGGGTCTCATACATCGGATGGGTAAGGCGCTGCTTGATGGCATATAAGAAGTCTGCTGCAAGCTGCTGAGTCTGGGATACTATCAAGACTCTAAAGTTAGGATTCTGGACTATCTTCCAAGTTACATAATCTACGGTAATCGTAATTGACTTGGCGTGATTCGGAGGGATGTTGATAAGGATACGGTTACTTGCTAGACCCTTTTCAAACTTCATAGCGGGATGTTGCCAGGAAGGGTCCCTACCCTCTATAACATCTGCCAGGTTCTGCTGGTGAGGAAAGGTAGTCTGATGAAGGAACTTCTGGCGGAACTCGGCGAAGCCGAGGTCGTGGACATCGGTAGCTGCAAAGTTCTTGGAACGAAGTCCTAGGCGGGTTCTATCAACTTTATCTGCGAAGACCTTATCGGATCTGCGGTAGTATTCATAAGTCTTCATAGACTTACCAGCTTCACCGCAAGCCGTCTCTATAGTCATACCTTCTGCTACAGCGTTAAGGATTACCCTTTTAGCTATATCAGCAGTGTTATTAGAAATAGCAGGCTCCTAAATTATAGATAGATTACACCCAACTAAATGAGGCGACTTGCGCCTCGTCATCGGGCTTGAGCGCCCGAACGAGTCACAACGAAGTGAGGGGTAAGTCCGCTACAGCCCTTAGAGGGGCGTAGCGTCAGCGTAGCCCGCAGTAAGCTACAACCATTCCGCTTACTGCTCCTATACTGTATTAGGCGGGAAAAAATAGTCATTTCCCGCTTTCTGCAAATAAATCTTTGTTTTGTGGTAAACATCACAATTAAATACGGACAAACTAGGACACTAGATGATCAAGGTTCACTTTAGGAAAAAAACTTTGTTGGGGTCTATAACCCTACGCACCCTCCATTTAATCACCTAGGGTCACCTCTTTCACACGCTGGCAGACCTGCGCGAGATAGTGCTAAGCGTAAGTGAATTATGGGGGATTATGGCAGGGGCTATTACCACCTCGGCACTATCTAGCGCCCCCTCTCCCCTAATAATTCTCCGAGCCCTTATTTAATATCTCTAACCGATAGCCCTGCCCTACCCGATAAGGCTGGAGCCCTGCCCTGCTCTCAACCCTCAACCTCAAGTAAAGGTTTACAGTTCTAATTGTTCAACTAAACCGTTGCTTAATAGAACAGGCGTTCTAATATAACGATTAGATAACAATTAAGAAATCTGCCCTAAATGGATAGAAGAGCCTTACCTATCTGTTATCCTCTACCTAGTGGGAAATACCCGCTAAATGAAAGGATAAAAAAATGAAGAAAATCAGCGTAAAGTTTCAAGTTTTAGTTAGTGAAGATGAAATAACTAATTTTGAATACTTTCTAAATGATTCGTTAGTTAGTTCTGTTCTCCCTGCTTTATCTGCTCAATTAGTGCCACTAACCCTAGAAACCAAGAAAGCGAGAAACTAGAAATGGACAGATATTTATTGATAGAACTAGGCAGCGAGGGGTTAGCGTTTGAGACCGCTCAATTTGATTTCTATGCCTCTTGGCTAGGAATTGGCCTAACCCTTGCGGTAATTGTAGCCGTCAAGGTAGCCAAGAGATACAGAAAGGGCTCATAATGATTTACAAGGTAGAAATTAGAGGTAAGGGCGTTATGCCTTACGAGTTTGTATCCAAGCAAGAGGCAGAAGACTACGCGGTGACTATGACCGCTTGGACGGGTGGCCAATATCGTATCCACCGCCTACGCAAGACCGCCTAGTGCTTGCCTTTCCTACTAGGTTACTCTAACCTAGTGGGGAGGGGAGGGACTAGCCTCCAATTATGAAAGGATAAGAAAATGGAAACGACAACGCAACTAGAGCAAGTGTTAGAGCAAGGAGAGGAGCGCTTTCCTCATATTGTAGGGCTCTATAATTGGAGCCTTAATTATGAGGCAGGAAAAGGCCCGATGACTCTATTTTTAGATCTTGTCGGTTACTCGCAGGAGGAGATAGGCGCTCCCCTGTATGACTTAGCCCGCCCGTTGCTTGGATATCTTGAACTCGATTACCTTGGCGACGCTTTGAAAGAATACGCCGATGTCGGCCAAGATGCCTACGATTTTGTAATGCGCCTACTAAGCGCAGAGGCGGGCGAATAATGCAAACAACAATGGAAGACTTGCGCCGTTTAGTTGGTGTTCTTGAAGAATTGGTAAGACCCTTACTAGAGGGGGAAGAGGTGGAGGACACCTACGAATCAAACAAGCGCCCGCACTTAGTTTTACAGGAGGGGAGCAAGACCTATGGGCGGGCTTTTCGTGTCCATTTTTCGGGCGGTAGTAAGTATGGCTCAGGGTATTGGGAGCCTCGCGGGTTTAGTGATTATCTTGGAGGAACTAAAGCAGAGGCGGAGCGCACCTTGCGTAGCCTAATAGCTGGCATACGCACAGGCCAAATGATTTCAGAGAAAGAGGAGGCGAGCAAGTGAGCCTTGACTTTATACTAGAGCGCCTAACTAGCGTGCAAGTGGGGGGCTTTTGGGCTTTAATACAAGTTATTATCTACGCCCTAGTAATCTATCTAGGGCTAGTAATCATAAGCAAGATAACCGATAAGAGGGAGAGAGAGGGCAAGAGATGAAGCACTATCACTACATAGTTAAATGGAGCGAGGGGGAGGGCTGGCAGATAGATCCCGATACGGAGAGCGCTAACTTCCCTAATGGAACTATCTATGATGAGAAAGAGGGCTGGCAGTTTGGTTATCTAGGAGAGGGAGAGTTCAACGGGAAAGAGGAGGAGCTATCACAGGCTCTAACTAACCTGCTTGATACTGCTAACACTAATGAAAGAGAGGAAGCTAATGTTTAAGATGAAATATAAGCTACCTAAAGGGGTAGAGCTGGAGATACTAGACTATGACGCGGAGCGTAAAGACCGCCAAGATAGCGCGTTCTATACTTGGGGAGATACTAGCGATGTAGCTCTCCTTACCTATGAAGGGCGAGAGTATCGCGTGGTATGTGTAGGAGAAATGCGTATCCTCTACAAGGGGGAGATAATTAGATACTGCGATGATCTAGTAAGGGCAGGTATCAAGCGCGATAAAGACCTGAGCAAGATAGATGATAGCGGAGGAGAGTGGATAAATAACTCTTGGTTCGAAGTCTATGACTATGGCTCAGGTGAATACACAGGCGAGGTCTATCACGAAGTCAAAGACGCTATTGAAACAGTAGCTAATTGGATAGTAGATGAGGAGCTAGTCAATGTCTAAGATGAAAGAGTATCTATTAGACCAATACGAGCAGGAGATAACGCCAGAGATAGATGACCTTATCCGTATGGATCAAGAGTTTAGAGGTCAAGATGAGTAGCGATTTTCTTTGTCAAGCATTGTCGGTTTTCGGGAGTGTCGCCATTGGAATTATTCCTAATCTAGAAACTTCTCAAAACTCAAATGATAGAATAGGCTACTAGACCACAAGTTGTGGTCTATGAAAGGATAAGAAATGAATTGTGATGTATGCCTTAAACTTAATAAAACTTTATATGAAGTATTCACCTGTGGAAAGCAGGAATTATGGTGTTTAGCTTGTAAAGATTATGAATTAGGCAAAGAAAACGAGAGAGAGGGAGATAATGAGTAGATGTATGAAGTGTGGAGGAAAGATAACTTATGAGTCTGCCTCAGATAGAGGCAACTGGGCTTGCTCTTATTGTGGGCAAGAAACACTAGAGAGGGTGCAGTAATGAATAAAGAATACTATCAAGCAAAGGCTGACCTATGCCGAGATTTATTTATTCAGCAGGTCACCGATGAAAATGTAGAGGAGGCGAGTAAGAACCTATTTCGTATGGTTTCTGCTCTCTCTCAATTAGAGATGATCAACTATAAGGAGGAGAAGGATAATGAAGCCAGTTAATTTCTATGAAGTAATGGATCACAAGGCAGAAGTGGAGTGGGGTGGGGCGAGCGTGAGCGAGGCTATCACTTGGTTCAGGCGTGGCCTTGATAGGTCTATCCTTGTGAGTGTATGGGACGAGCAGAGCGAGGACGATTTCAAGCTCATCACAGATAAGATAGATGTGACCGCCCTAGTCTTGGCTACCATAACAAGTGAGAGGGAGAGAGGATAATGTTATTTCTAGGCGTAATACTTATGACTATCCTTGCCTACCTGCTCATAGTATGGGAGGATAAGCTCAATGAGAACGATAGATAAACGCAGAGCCTACTCTGAGAAGCGAGCTGTATGGCTACGCAACTATCAGAGGGCTAGGGCAAGGGCTTTAACACGCCTTGCTCAGCAGTATCCCGACCAATACAAGGATTTACTTGAGCAGGAGAGGTTAGCTGATGAGAGTATGGCAAAAACGTGGCTGGACATTACTGGCGCTACCAGTATTAGCTCTAGTCTTGGTGTTCTTACAGATAGAAACAACGACACATCTAGATCCGAGCAAGCCAACGGAGATAAACAGAACGAAGGCAACGTGGGAGGAGAAGGGTGAGAACAGAAAACTGGCAAAGAAATACGCGTGGGTTGCGTTTGGTTGGAGAGGGGGAGAGTGGGAGTGCCTACACTTTCTTTGGACCCGTGAGAGCAGGTTTGACCACCTCGCAAGCAACCAGCAAGGAAGCTCAGCTTTTGGAATTGCTCAAATGCTTGGAGAGAGAAGTAGAGAACCTGCGGTCCAAATACTGCGAGGCTTACGTTACATTGATATGCGTCACGGAACACCTTGTAAGGCTAAACGCTTTGCTATTAAACACGGATACTACTAGACTAAAGGACAGCTAAGAGTTACTTATCCTTTCACTTAGCGTAAGAGGCCCCGCAGACCAAGAGTGCTAACTGCGGGGCTTTCTTATTTATCAGTTGAATAGAAGCCTGGTCCCCTGAAAGAGAGAGGGGGTGAGGACCAGACCCTATTCATTACTTTGCCGCAGTCAGTGCAGGAGGGCGCACTTTCTTTGGCGTGGATAGAACGCTCAACTGAAAGGGTAGTCGAGCAGTTCAGACACTTATAGGGGTAGAGCATAGTCTAGGTGTAGGAAGCCGACAAGTTTCATAATCTTTCTAGTATCAGAGAACTCAGTAGTGGTAGGCATCCACTTCTCAGACCAGCTTGGCTCTGGAACTCTTGATAAATCAAAGGCATAGATACCATTTGGTGTGGAGTTAATGTAGTAAGGAACCATACTTTCTGCTTGGTTGATAAGCCTGCGATACTTCATCTCTTCTATCAGCAAATCTGGATAGTGACTATGCCTACACTTGAGTTCAATGTATAGATTCTTTTCAATGGTAGTGCAGTCAAAGGAGTCGAAAGCGCCTTCAGATTTCTCAAGGTCGGGGAAGTGTTTATCTTTTAGATAATCGAAGAGCTCGGATTCTTTCACTGGTATGGACTCTCCCCACCCACATTGTTCTGTAGCTTACGCAAAGAACTCTGACATCTACGATCAGCAGTAGATACAGCGCAACCTAGATACTCTGCCAAAGCCTCAAGGGTAAGGCTCTCGTGGTATCTCTTGATAAGAATATCTTTATCTGTTATCTCCAGCTTTAGATAAGCCTTCTTTATATCTATCAGGGTAGCAAGTAGATTGCCACCTTCTGCTGGAGCTGACTGCTTACGTGGCTGACCATCGTTAATGAGGTTCTGTGCCTGTTCTAAGACTGTATTATCTACGATGGATGCAATTACGTGAGGCAGTAGTTGGGCTATAACTGCTGAGTCATAGAAGGCTTCATCGCCTATGCGATAGCCTGCCTTAGCAGCCTTCTCTTTGCGAGCATAGCGCTCACAGTGGCGCTTCATCTGCCAAGCAATACGCTTCTCATTGATTACCTTTTGGATAGGATTAGTTTCATTTAATAGTCCATCTAGATGTTCTACTCTAGTTAGATACCAGGCGTAGCACTCCTGCTTTACATCGTCTCTATCTACATAGTTGCGAAACCTACGACAGATAGTATTGGCTACGCTGGGAGCTATATCAAGTATAGCTGGGTGGATATCAGTCATTAGGTATCTCAGGCCAAGTCTTATCTAGTACCATCATTGCAATAGCAGAGTAGTTAAGTAGATCTAGGAAACTGTCCCGAAGTGACTCGTTTGAGGGAGCGACTTCACTATCAACGAGGTGATTGATTCTAGCCACCTTGTCGTGCATACGCACTCGTAATCCGTTGAGTGCTCCACCTGGACTGTGAGAGATGTTCTTTGGACCATAATCTTTATGTTTGCGGATGAGCAAATTACCTGCTGTGTCAAGGATTCGCCACACATTAGCAACG